GTCCGTGTAGCTGGAGATGTCAGCACCCTCCTGAATACCCGTCGGAGACGGGGTAGCCAGCACATCCACAGTCCACTCATTATAAGTGGCCGTAGCCTTGCTCTTATTGGCGAGCGAGAGGACCGGGGTCTCCTCGGGAGCCAGAATGGTCAGAACGTCCGTGAGGTCTTCACGATTGGAAACGCCAGAACCGGGGTTCGTGACGCTGTAGGTATTAGAAGCAGCCATGTTAGTTAGATTTTAGAATGTTGAAGAGCTCGGATTGCTTTGAAGTCCTTGTAACTCCCGCTTTTTCCAAAGCGGTCGGAAAGGTCTTTCAGGGCCTTCGACTGACGGGTCTCGGGCTTATTGGAGTCCGCTGACTGGCTTACCACGGGAGACGGCGGGGAGAGTCGGGCCGTTGGCTTTGTCTCAACGGGACGACGGGCATACAGGCTATTCGCTGCATGGGCCAGCAGGTAAGGCAACTGCGGAGCGACATCAGGAAGCATCTTTTCGATGTTCTTCAGCCGCTCATCACTAATCATCGCCTCATACTGCTTGCGGACATCATTGTCCTCTCCTTGGAGCCAAGGAAGCTCTGTCTTGGCCCTTTCAACAAGGGCCTCCTTGAAGGCTTTCCGCTCGTTGCTCAGTTTAATCTGCTTGTCCTGATCGGGCAAGAAGACCTCCTTCGCTTTACGCGCCTTCCTCAACGCTTCCTTGATTTCGCGCTTGGTGTAGTCCTTGCCGTTGACGTTTGTCAGAACATCATCAGCACCTAGGTCCTCGCCCTTTTCGAGCAAGTCGTCGGCCCAGTCGATAACCTCAGCGACCTCCTGATACTTCGACTTCAGTTCGTCAGGATTGTCGATGTTGGCGTAAGGGTTGTCCTTCACCTTGGCCTCTAACTGGTTTGAACCACGTTTCGCAAGCTCGGCTTGAAGAGCAGCCAGTTGTTCCTCGGCGGCTTTGCGCTTGGCTGTGAGTTCGCCAAATCGGGCGACAGCCTTGCTACCGAGTTTCTGGGCAAGCTCCTTAAGCTCTGCCTCACTCATGTTTTCCAGATCAACGTCCTTTGAAAGAACCTTCTGTTCCTCTTCGGGCTTGGGTTCCTCAGAATTTGGCTGGGGCTCTTCTTGCCGCGCCTCCTCCTTCGGTTCCTCTGGCTCGTTGGGAACCACCTCTTTGGGCTCCTCCTTCGGCTTTTCAGGCGATTTTGACACCTTTTGAGCCTCCGACATAGCCCGATACCGCATAGCGATGAGCTCGCTATTTGATATGTTTTTGACCACAGGTTTTTGGTCGGCTCCTGCGTTAGCCGATTGGACTTCGTTTGACATTATGGGTGCCGTCTTTACGCCACGGGCATTGCGAAGCCCGTAGTATAGCACCCTATGTTACGAAGGCAGACCTTGCGCCTGACGCACCGCCCGCTTCATTAGAAGCTGATGATAGCCACACAGGGACAGTAGCTCGTCATACACCTGTATTTTGCCGCTAATCTCACGCAAACGGCCTTCTGGAGCCCTTTGTAGCTGTCCAATGGCATTCTCTCGTCCAGCCGCAATCCAGTCTAGGAGGTCGAGGAACTGCTCACGATCAGACAGAAAGGCAATCTGCTGCTCAAGAGGGTGTTTACGATTGAAGATGTTCATACGGAAAGTAGGCAACAGAAGTTTGTGCTTGACAAGACTTTTGTCACCCCCCTACAACCCCCCTTTCTTTTGGGGGTTTCTTTTAAAATTCAGTAGTTACCTTGCGGACCTACTGCATATTCTGAGTGGTCATCCCACCCATCTGTGCAGGAGCGGTTCCAATACGCCCAATCTGAGCATTTTGCATCTGAGTGAGCGCAAACTGGTACTGCTGGGCATACTTCTCCAGACGACCACGGAAGGCTTCATCCTGCTGGAGACGCTGAGCCACATCAGGCTGGGCCACATACTGCTGGATGACCTGTAGGGCAATCTGAGCACCGTTGGGACGAGCGGGCATTTCAATGCCAGCAAAAATCTTGGAGAGGTCGTCCGTGACCATCTTCACAACCTGCTGGGAAGCCTGTTCTGCGGGCTGGAGGATGGCGTCGGCCATGATGGGGTCAATGGCAGCGGCCATAGACTCCAACAGACTATCCGCATTGATGCGGCCATTCTTGTCCAGTTGCAACAGATTGACAAACTGACCAAGGCGAGCCTCCTGCGTATCAGGATCGTTGTTCAGCACATCAAAGCTTATTTTGATGTCGAAGTCCTCGTCGGGGTTGCCCTTGTCGAAACGCATTGGATCGGCAACTCCCGTGACGCGGAAGAACACCTGATCGGGGCCGAACCTCTGGTAGCACTTGAACGCCATCTTAATGACATCCTGTGCGTGGGAGAGGAACTTGTTGACGAAGTACTGCTGACGAATCGGAGAAAGAGGATCGTCAACGGCTAGGCCGACAATCTTGTCCGCAGCCCCAATCATCGTCCGCTCCATCTCTACGGAGCCCGGATTGTACGGAGGGGTGGGTCCAAAGCTGATTTCTCCCGCACGACGGATCGGGATATAACGACCCGGACCATAGTCCGAGGGAGCGTTGCCCGGAGGATGGAGGATGGGAGGGAGGGTCGCCAGACTGTTACGGTCGGTGCGGCTATCACGCTCTGCCTTCACCTGATCCTGCGGACCACGCAGAAGGTCGGAGAACGTCTGAAGCTCGTACATCCGCTTGGAGTCATTGCTCAGACGGGTGACAACGAACGGGTAGTCGTTGTAGCCGTTCAGAAGCTCAAACTTGGCGTAGCCCTTAACCTCTCCAGACCCAGACCACTTGGGATGGAAGATGGTGCAGTAGATGCCTTCCGAACCGTCCTCAGAGTCGATGAGACGCTGGAAGCCGTAAACCACCTCAATAAGCTCGTTGGCGTTGTACTGCTGGCGATAACGCCCATACGACAACCCACGGGTTCCGTAGACGCTTTCCAGATTGTAGGTGTTTACGCCGCGATACTTGGAGCAGATGTATTCCGCCCAAGACTCATCCCACCCATCAGAGGTGACGCGGGACAAAACTTCCTGTACGGAGAGGAAGGTGCGATAGAAGACGAACGGAGCACGCTGAGGATCAATGCAGTAGGACGGGAAGAACACATCCCCGTCAGGAGCGCAGGTCTGCAAGAACGGACGATCAACGGACAGACGGCTTACGGGAATTTCTCCTACACCCTTCTCCCGAAGCTCCTTCAGAGCCTTCTTAGCCCGCTTGTCCACCAGATCTGGGTAGACGGACTTGAACATCTTGATGATGTCGTCGTCGTTCTTTCCTTCGATGATGAGCCGAGCCAAGTCTGGCGAACTCACCGCAATCTGGTTCAAATCAATCTTCTGGAGATACTTCTTCTCCATGCGCTCCCAGCCGATGTAGGTAATCATCAGCCCACGCTCAAGGAAGTAGTTGGCTCCCAGTTCCATTTCCTGACGGAAGCGGGGGATGTAGGAAGCCACCATCCACTTCAGGAACGCGGAAACAACCCTAGCCCGTCCCGTGTCCGAATGCTCGGTAGGATAGGCACGGATGTTCGCCCTAGCCAGAGACGACATGAAGAGCGAAACGTAGTTGTTGATTCGCTCGTCAATGATGCGGGCCTCCGTATCAGAAGCTCCTTCCCACGGGAAGGCGTCCGCCCCATGCTTACGCATATCGGTGGACTTACCCGGCCAATAGCAACGGCGGTTGTCCGAGCTACTGATACATTGGTTGAAGTAGGTGGAAAGCTCGCTTAGGGTACGATCATACGCACCGCGCAGCGCAACAACGTCAGGACCATCTTGGTCAACGAATGTAAGGGCGTGCTGCGACTTTGTTTCTTGCATAGGCTTGCTCGCCATGATAGCATTCCTTCGCGTGGGAGAGGGCATTCTTTATGATGTTGGTGACGTACTCTTTGGGTCGGCCAATCCTGTCCGCCAACTCATCTGGAAACATCTCCACATGGCTGTTGCTTTGGGCCATCCTTACATACTCATAGGCTATAAGCCTGTCTGAGTGGGCCAACAACCACTTCTTATCGGTTGTTAGATCAATGGGGTTGGCCTTCGACATAGCGATAGGAGGTTCCCGTAGAGTCTGAGATGGCCTCCACTTGTACAAACTTGCCCTCTAGCTTGCCAGTAAAACGACGGGGAATAACCACGGCAATCTTGCCTAGGTCCTTGCCGGGAGCCACACAGAACACCCATTGAGGGTTCTTTGCTTGCTGGACCACCTTCGCTAGGAAGATGTCCGTCTTCTTAGGGTCCTCAAACACAGGCTCTGGAATGTCCATAACAGGAGCCTTAACGACTTGTTTGGTTTTCTTGCTCATTAGTAACCTCCGCGTGTTCCAACTTTGGTTTGCATTGATTCTGGGGAAACATACCCAACTCCGCTTACTGCTAGGTAGCGGATGACATCAATCGGGTCCTTCCATGCCTCATCCTGTCCACCCTCAGCCGTGTACTCCTGTAGGGCTGAGATGATGTTCTGACAGCGTTCCGAGATGTAGAAGTGGGGTCTATTGATGGAGTCTATTGGATTCTTCTTGTTGTAGGCAAACTTTGTTTGCAGGGCCTGAATGCCATCCTCAATGTCAATGCCGGGAGCAGGGATGAAGACTAACCCCGCATCTGCTAAGTCTTCTATAATGGACGATGCGCCTTCTTGTGTCTGATATTTGGCCGCACCTAGACGAGGGTCGATGAGTCGCTCAAAGATGGTGTCCTTGGTTTCGGACTCCATGCTGGTAATTAGTTCAACGTAGTCTTTTATTCCGTAGCCCAGTCCCTTGGCTCCTTCTCCGCTGGACCACTTACCTCCAGACCACTTGGCCCAATCCCCTACGTTCGTGTCGGGCCATTCCCGATAGACATACCAAGTGTCCGTCTCATCAATAGCCACCCAGCACATGAACCAGTTCTTCCTGCCAGCAGGGTCCAAGATCATGTACTTGGTCTTCCCCTTCAGATCAATCTTCTCATGAGGGACTACATTAATCTCCCGCGAGAAGTTGGGGAACTTGGTGGACATCGACTTGGTAGCGATGCCATAAGCACGGGTAAGAATCTCAGGCTCTGGCCTACCAGCTAGGTCTTTGGAGATGCGGTCATAACCACCGAAGGGATTGTCCCTACTGTGGAAGTAGATGATCCCTGCATCCCTGTTCTTGGATCGTTGCAGGTAAGGAACCGAACGCCCTCCCAAGAGCTCTGCTTGTTTGCTTCTGAGGGTTTCGGCGGATTGGACGTAGTCTCTAACGACCTCTGTGTAGCCGTCGATAGGAGTGAAAGTGACCACCAGCTTGCTATTCCGAGTGGCAAGGCGAAAACGAAGAGTAGCAAGAAGCTCAGGCCCGACGAGGTATTCGTCACACCAAGCCCCAATGTTAAGCCACTTAGGATCGCGGCACCCAAGCTCAGCACCTTCAAGAATAGTGTCATTGTTGAGGAATTGTGCATAGGTCTTAAAGATGATGGAGCTTTTGCTGTTAGGGAGAATCAGGCTAGACTTACTAAAGCCGTTCTTTCGCGTATACGACACGTTCTCTTCCGTACCCAAGACCTTCACCCTGTACTCTTCAGGCAACGCATCGTATACGGCACTCTGCTGCTGACGGATGGAAACATCCGCATTCTGGGCAAAGCACATAATCGTGGACTGTGGATTCTCCACCGCAGCCCTTACGACGGCGTGAGCCGCCCAGCTTGTCTTTCCGGACCGATTGCCTCCGCTCACCAGAAGCTCAGAATGTGTAGACAATAGCTCTTCCGCATCCTTCCAATGGGGGAGCTTCCATCCATACCGATAGGGATCGCGTTTGCTATTTGCAATTGCCGAATGGAAAACCTCATGGAGCTTCAGCACATCCTCTGGGGACATGGAAGCCAACTCCGCATCCGTAGGCGGCTTTAGAACCTCATGCCTTTCCCAGACCAG